ACAATGCCGGTGCTTAGTGGTCGGTCGCTTCGTGAGCGATACAACGCGGGTGCGAACCCCGCCACCGGCTTATGTGAACAAGATTATAATAATCATGGTTATATAATGAGTGTATAATACTATTAGGTGCATAGATGGCGGATAAGATTAGCTGGAGTAATGAAACACGCAAGCTGAGCGAGCTTGAGCCATGGGAACGCAATCCGCGGCAAATCAATAAGCGGCAAGCTGAGCGGTTAGTTGAGAGCTTTGACCAGTTCGGGCAAGTGGAAACTATCGCGGTAGGTCCACATAACGAAGTGCTAAACGGACACCAAAGGCTCAATGTGCTCAAGGAAAAATATGGCGAGGATTACGAGGTTGCCGTCCGTGTGGCATCGCGTGCCTTGACTGAAAAGGAGCATGAGAAGCTGGTCATCTTTTTGCACAAAGGTGCGGCGGGTGACTGGGATTTTGATATGCTGGCGAATGAGTTCGAGCTTGATGATTTGCTGGAGTGGGGATTTGAGCCTGTTGAATTGGGACTGAATAATGACCAATTACCAGAGTTCAAAGAAAGTGGCGAAAGTGTAGATAGTGATGCTGAATTTATTGAATGTCCTAATTGTGGATATAAGTTTTCAAAATCTGATGTGAACAAACTGGCGGAGTGCCAGAATTGATTGCTAATGATTCGTGATTGGTAGGTTATGGGAAAGCCGTTATACAAAGTTGAGCAGTTTATCAACGCCATTCCGGGCACGGGCGGGATTATATCGTCTATCGCCAAGCGGGTTGGCTGCGACTGGTATACGGCGCGGAAGTATATCGAAAAGTATCCGAGCGTAAAACAGGCTTACGAGAACGAGTGCTCTGCAATAGACGATTTAGCCGTATCAACCGTGCTCAGGGCAATACAGGATGGTGATTTAGCAACTGCCAAATGGTGGTTATCTAAGAAACGCCCAGCTGAGTTTGGGGATAAAATCGGAGTGGTTGCATCTACTGAGGATGGTAAGCCGTTCCCGTTGCGTGTAACCGAAGTTATTATCGAAAAGCAGATAGATGAACAAAGCAACCGAGCTGTTTGACATTGATAGCAACGGCAGGCTGACACTCCACTTTCACACGGGGCAAACGAAGGCTTGGGACTCGGATAGACGCTTTATACTGATGTTAGCTGGCACGCAAGGGGGTAAAACTTCATTTGGGCCGTGGTGGTTATGGCGGGAGATCAAGAATAAAGGTCGTGGAGATTACTTAGCGATAACGACCTCCTACGACCTTTTTATTTTGAAAATGCTGCCTGAGCTTCGGAAGGTTTTCGAGTCGGTTCTCAAGATAGGGCGCTGGTGGGGCGGATATAAAGTCTTGGAGTTATGCGATCCTGAAACTGGTCGGTTCCTTGCCGTCAATCAATCTGATGAGATGTGGGCGCGGATAATTCTACGCTCTGCTAATGCCGACTCTGGACTTGAGGCTGCAACGGCTAATGCAGCTTGGCTGGATGAGTGCGGTCAGGACGAATGGGATGTCAACGTATGGGAGGCTGTTCTTAGACGCTTGTCTATCAATCACGGGCGGGTACTCGGTACCACAACGCCCTACAATGTTGGCTGGGTGAAGAACAATTGGTATGACCTGTGGAAGTCTGGCGATCCTGATTATGAGGTTGTGAAGTTCAGCAGCAATGTAAACCCTGCCTTCCCAGAGGACGAGTACCAACGAGCCAAGCGCACGATGGCAGAGTGGCGGTTCAGGATGTTCTATGATGCTGACTTCACCGTGCCAGAAGGCTTGATTTATGGGATGTTCCGTGATGAATGGTATGTAGATAACTTTATGCCCCCGCCTGATTGGGAACGGGTACTTGGTGTTGACTTTGGCGGCGCTAACACAGCTGTGATTTGGCTGGCAGAGGATGCCTCTCAGGATCCGTCTATCTGGTACGTCTATGACGAATATTTAGAAGGCAATAAATCCACGAGTGAGCATGTTCAAGAAATATTAAGTAAATTAAACAGGCAGAATGTAGTAAAATATATGTTAGTTGGAGGCGCTGCTGGTGAGACCCAGCAGAGAATGGACTGGGCTGATAGTGGGATTGTTGTATACCGTCCTTATGTATCTGATGTTGAGTCCGGAATTTCAGCCGTAATTGAGCTAATGAAAGCTGGTAGGCTTCGGGTTATGAAACGCTGTGAAGGTATAAGAAACGAGTTGTCTATTTATCACCGTAGGCTTGATGGTAATGGCGTTGTTACTGATATTATTGAGAATAAGGAGATGTTCCACCGGTTGGATGCTCTCCGATATGCTGCCAGCATGATCGCCAAATATTCACTAACAGGAGGCATTCACGTATGAGCATCTTTGACCGCTTTGCACGCAAGGAACGACGCACGCTGATTATCCCATTCTGGGAAGAAGGCAAGCCCCATTATGCTAAAACAAATTATCCCGCTCTGGTCAACGAAGGCTGGAAAAAGAACGAGCTGATTTATGCTTGCATTGACCGCACCGCACGCACAGCCTCACAAGTAGCCACTAAGATTGTTGACAAGGACGGCAATGAGCAGCCCGATCATTTGCTCAGGCATTTATTATCACATCCTAATCCTTATATGGCTGAGTATGACTTCTGGCAAGCGGTGATTATCTATCTCAACCTTGCTGGTGTGGCTTACTTTGAAAAGGAACGCAGTAATGCAGGTAACGTTGTTGGGTTGTGGCCGATGCGTCCCGACTGGACCTCACCTGTTCAGTCATCTTCGCAGTTTATTTCTGCTTATCAGTACAAGGCGCCGGGTCGCACACCAATTTACCTTGAGCCAAAGGACGTACTGGTATTCAAAAACTATGATCCACTTGACTTATACAATGGCTTTGCCCCAGCTGTTGTTGCAGCCCGTGTTGGTGATATTGACAACTCGGAAACTGATTTTATCAAGACATTCTGGGAGCGCGGTGGTGTTCCGACTGGGCTGCTCACTTCTACTCAGCACCTATCCGATGCACAGGTTGAGCTAATCAGGAAGCGCTGGGGGGAGCGTTATGGCGGGTTCAAGAATTGGCTTGAGCCTGCTGTTTTGGATGCTGATGCGAGCTATCAGAAAACAGGCTTGACGTTTGAGGAAATGGGCTTTGAGACATTGGATGATAGGAATGAGGCTCGTATCTGTATGGTGATGAACGTTCCCCCGATCATTGTTGGGGCAGCGGTTGGACTCAAGCGCTCAACCTACTCTAACTATGAGGAGGCGCGCAAGTCTTGGTGGCAGGACACACTCATTGGCTTATACGAGCACTTTGATGATGTGATCAATACTCAGCTCGCACCTGAATTCGGGGATGTGATGATGAAATTTGATTATAGCCAAGTCCCCGCGCTGCAAGAGGATATGAACACCGAATGGCAGCGATATCTGCAAGCCGTGCAGGCTGGGGTGATCACTGTGAACGAATTTCGAGATGGTGTCGGGCTGCCAGTAATCAATGGCGGTGATGTGCTGATCAGGCAACTAAGCGTATACGATCAGCCTGTATCCAAGAAATCATTGCTTCCCGCTCCTGAGGGCAAGGATTTTGAGAATAAAGATCAACGCATAGAAGATGAACGCAAATTTATCAAGAAGCTGACAAACTTTTTAGAAGACGAGTTCGATAGGGTCATTGAGGAGATAAGCAATGAAACCGGCAAGAAGTCGATATTCTCAACCGACTTCTGGTTCAACGAAGCTGAGCTACTGAAAGCGGTATTGCGGTCATTGTTTAGAAGTATCACAACCGAAGCCAGCCGGCGTGCTTATAACGAGCTGCTCGGCTATGGCTCACCTATCTCAATCTCTTGGAGGCAGGTCAACGAGGCGGTCAATCTATGGGCTGACCAGTTTGTGGGTGAACGGATCACCATGATTACTGATGCCACCAAGCGGATGGTGCAGGAAAAGGTTGTGGCTTGGAATAATACCGGCAAGCCAATGAAAGACCTGATAAACGACCTGAAAGGCGAGTTCGGACCCGTGCGTGCTGAACGCATTGCCGTGACCGAAGTCACCAATACTTATGGGCAAGCCAATCTTATCACTTGGAAAAGCTCAGGTGTTGTAGAGAAAAAGAAATGGTTTACTGCTTTTGACGAAATGACATGTCCAACTTGTGCAGCGCTATCCGGACAAGAGGTTGCGCTTGATGATTATTTTGACGATGGTATGGGCGGGATGTATGAAGCGCCTGCTGCCCACGTCAATTGCCGTTGCTATATACAGCCCGTGGTAAGCAGGGTATAAGATGGCAGATAATACAACCTTCACGATTAAAGGCTTGGACTCCCTGAATGCACGGCTCAAGGGTATGACGGGTGCTGAGATTCAAAAGACCCTCAAGCAAACGACTGATAAAGCCGTCAAGTACGTGCACAGCCAAGTTCCGCCGTATCCTGCCCCACCTCCAGCAAGTCGTTATTCTCGTACAGGTATGCTCGGACGTTCAATAAATACACAAGTAAAAGAGGTTGGCTCAGAGATACAAGGCTCAATCGGTTCACCAATGGAGTATTCTCCATGGGTGATCAGTACCGAGGCGGTTGCTGAAGTTGGCGCCGGACCGCAGGCTTGGATGCATAAAGGGCGATGGTGGACTTTACAAGAGGTTGTCAATAAAGCATTAGGTGAAGTGAAGCGTATTTACAGCGAAATGCTGAGAAATATGCTAAAATAATTTGGAGGCATAATATGGAGGAGAAGACATTTCCGAGTTTTACAAAGTCGATAGAAGACCGCACAGTTACCGGCATCGCTGCTGTGTTTGGCAATATCGACCTTGTTGGTGATAGGGTACATAAAGGTGCATTTAAGAAGACGATTACTGAAAATATGCGGCACGTTCGGCACCTATGGCAGCACAACTACCAGTACCCGCCCATTGCTAAAATTGAGGAAATCGCAGAGGTTGGCAAGAGCGATTTACCTGACGAGATAAGGCAGGCTTATCCTGAGGCAACTGGTGGTTTGCAGGTGAAGCGCACTTATCTGAACACAGAGCGGGCTAATGAAGTGTTCGAGGCTTTGCGCACGGGTGCGTTGAATGAGATGTCGTTTGGCTTTGATGTGGTCAAGTTCGATATCAGCGAAGAGCCGGATCTATCTAACGAAAAGGTGCGAAACTTAGTCAGGAATATCCGCGAGGTCAAGCTATGGGATACCAGTGATGTAAACTGGGGCGCTAATCCTGCCACGGTAGCTGCCAAGGCGGTCGTGCCTTATAAAGATACCGGTCAGAGTGATGAGCGCTGGGAAGCTCCGAATTTGTATAATTTTACTGATGTAGGCTTTGCTGAGCTATCTGATGCTGAAAAGACGCGCATCGCTAATCACTTCGCTTGGAGCGAGAAGCTGCCGCCTGACAATTATGGGCAGCTCAAACTCCCGCATCATAAGCCTTCAAAGGATAGCATCGGTCCTGCTGTATGGAACGGGGTTGCTGCTGCAATGGCTGCGCTGTTCGGTGCACGTGGTGGTGTGGATATCCCTGATAACGAGATGCAAGGCGTATACAATCATCTTGCAAAGCACTATGCTGAGTTCGATAAAGAGCCGCCTGAGTTCCGCTCTATTATGGCTGTGCGTCAATTGATCACTACTGACATAACCTCTTTAGTTAAGAGTTATTATGTGCAAGGTTATGAGTTAGTTCCGCTCATAACTGAGTTGAGACAAAAGCTTGTGCAAGCCGAGCCGCAGTTTGTGGAAACAAATCCTGCACTCACTTCTATGGTGATGTTGAAGCTCAGATTATTGGAACAAGAATTAGATATTGCATAGGAGGCAATTATGGACATTGAAAAATTACGTTTAGAGTTCCGTGAAACTCTTGAAAAAGCCAACGCTAAGGCTGCTGAGTGGGAAGGCAAAGAGAAAGAAATGCCTGCTGAAGTTACCAGCGAAATTAGCTCGTTGATTCGTCAGGCTGAGGATATCAAGTCTAAGATTGAAGTATTGAAGCAAAAGCAGGAGCTTGAGGCTTATGCAAGTGTTGGCTCCGGTCCTAAGACGACCACAATCCCCGCTGCAGAAGCTAAGCAGTCAGGTCCGTTCAGAAGCTTGGGCGAACAATTGATGGCGATTTATCATGCTGGCGTCCCTGCTGGCAAGACTGATCCCCGCTTGCATGAGGTTAAGACTGCCTCTGGTCTATCCGAACTTGCTGAGGGTGCGTTCCTATTACAGCCTGAATTTACTGAAGAAATATTCCGCGTTGCATTCGACAGCGGTCAAATTCTCAGTCGTGTAAAGAAAATCCCTACAAGTAAATATTCTGTGAAATATCCCGTGTTGAATGAAACTTCTCGTGTTGACGGTTCACGCTGGGGTGGTATTCAGGCTTTTTGGGAAGCTGAAGCTGGACAGAAAACTCCCAGCAAGCCAACATTTGACTACATTCAACTTGAGTTAAAGAAGCTTATCGGCTTATGCTATATGACTGATGAGATGCGTGAAGACCTACCTCTGCTTGAGAACATTATTGGTGAATTGTTCACTAATGAGTTTACCTTCCAATTAGAGGAAGCGATCTTTAATGGCACTGGAAGTGGAAAGCCATTGGGCATTCTCAATGCACCTGCTTTGGTTGCAGTCGCAAAGGAAACAAGCCAAACCGACACTGCATCGGTCATTTATGAGAATATCGTTAATGTCTGGTCAAGAATGTATGCACGTAGTCGAATGAATGCGGTCTGGTTCATTAATCAGGATGTTGAGCCACAGTTATTTAAGATGTATCTATCAGCTGGCTCTAACAGTATTCCTGTTTACCTGCCTGCTAATGGTGCCTCTGGGACTCCTTATGCAACCTTAATGGGGCGTCCAGTCATCCCGACTGAACACAATCCTACGATGGGTACTAAAGGCGATGTTCTGCTTGCTGATCTTAGCCAATATGCAACGATTGATATGGGTTCGATTAAGACCGATGTTTCAATCCACGTACGCTTTGTGTATGACGAGACCGCATTTCGTTTTGTATATCGCTTTGATGGTCAGCCTTTGTGGAAAGCCCCGATGACTCCTGCAAAAGGTTCCAATACTATCAGCCCGTTTGTTGCTATCGCAAATCGTCCATAAAGAGGTGTTATATGGCTAAGATTCCGGGAAATTTACAAGTAATTCGGGGCATTGCCCCAGCTGCAGGTGGTTCCGATATAGTTGGTGATTACATCAGTTTGAAGTATGCGCATCGGTTATGGGTCGTGTTCTTAGTAACTCAAGGCAATGCGACAAAGCCAACGCTTAGTGTTATGAAGGCTAACAATGTTGCTGGTTCTGGTGCAACGGCAATGACTGAGACGGCTAAAATATATGCTACTCTTAATTGTGCAACGAGTGATGTGTTGGTGAAGCAAATTGATGCTGCAAGCTTCGAGCTGGATGCAGCTTTGGCGGATAAATTAGTTGTGTTCGAAATTGATACTGCTAAGCTTGGCAGTTATAAGGCAATTGCAGCTAAGATTTCTGCTTCGAATGCAGCTAACATCGTTTCAGCTTTGTATGTTGTTGAAAGTCGCTATGGCTCTGAGGTTCAGCCATCGATGATTGTTGACTAAGTTAGGCTGGGGCGGTGTTACCCGCCCCAGTAATGGGAGCTCGATATGGCAGCTGACTATTGTACGCTCACAGAAGTAAAAGATATGCTGGCAGATGTGGATTGGGATACCGGTTATGACATCACAATCAATCCACTAATCACGAGAGCATCACGGTTAATTGATAAATATACGAACAGAGAGCCAGCTGCCTATTGCGCTCAAACTTCCACAAGGCTTTTCGATGGTAACGGCAAGCACGAGCTTTTTATTGACGAGTTGGCTGGCGATCCTGATGAAGTATATGTGAAATGGGATAGATATAACTTTGAGCTGCTGGATAAGGCAGATTACTATTGCATTCCGGTAAATGCGCTGATACAGTCAATTCCTTACAATTACCTTAGGTTAGAGAATGGCTACTTCCCGATCGTCAGAAAAGCCGTGAAAATCAAGGGCAAATTCGGTTACTCTGCTGATGTGCCTGAGGACATTAAGCAGGCTTGCATTATGCAGGTTGTGCGTTGGTTCAAGCACGGGCAGCAGGCGTTCCAGAACACGGCTGCAAACAATGAGCTTGGCACGCCCCAGTATGGTGGGCTTGATGATAACGTTACCTCGATTTTACAAGCATATAGGAAGTTTGTGATATGAGCTATGATGTAAAAAGTGCTCTAAGTTATCTGCAAGGCGAGGTCGCCAAGTTATCAGGCATTCGAGAAGCACCCGTTGCCCCGCCTGAGGCGATGGTTCAGTTCCCATTTGGCTTGACTTATGTCAGCAGTTTTACATCTATTGGCGGCTCAGGCTTTGAGGAAGTGCTGGATGTTTTAGTTGTTGAGATACACGTTGCGCGGCAGATCCTGCCTAAAACATTTATTCAGGCACTTGGCTATCGTAATGATGTTATTGGTATTTTACTTGCTGACCCTACGCTTGGCGGGTCAGTGGATACTTATACTGATTTGAGTGGTACATTTGGATGGTTGCAATATGCGGGCGAGAGTCATCTCGGCTGGCGTATTGAGATTACGGTGAAAGGTAAAATAGGATGCTAAAATATATAGGTAATGGTTCGTTGGCTGGTATCCCAGCCCGTGACCTCACAGATGAAGAGGTTGAGTTGTTCGGTGAGGAGTTTTTGCTCTCAACTGGACTGTATGTAAAAGTGGAGGCTAAGCAAAGCAAGGCTTCTCACGAAAATAAACTATTGCAGCCCGAATCAGAAAATAAGGGCTGTGATGGATGTTAGGAGGCTAAATGGCTGGTATTAAGAAATTACGAAAGTTACAATTTGGCAAGGAAGCTACGGCGGGCACTGCTGTTCCTGCCACTACGATATGGCGAGGGACTGGAACGCTTGAAGACCTGCGCGGGATGTATTTCCCTGATGAGGACATTGGCTACATATCCCCAGTCAACCGTGCTGTTATCCCGTTCACACAAGGTCAGCTCGACCTCGATGAAGTGCCTGCCACGTTCGAGCAGTTGCCTTATATACTGGCAATGGGTGTGGATGGTGTGGTTACAGGAACTAAAGATGGTGCTGGGACTGGATATATTTACACATATACTTTCCCAACAACGGCTGCAAAAACGCCCAAAACATATACAGTAGAGGGTGGTGATAATGTGCAGGTCGAGCAAATGGCTTTCACTTTTTGTGAGAGCTTCAAGCTTAGTGGTAAGCCAAAAGAGCCATGGATGGTCTCTGGCAAGCTAATCGGTAATTCTGTTGACGTGTTAGGCAGTGGATTTACTGCCTCGTTATCATTGCCTTCTGTTGAGGAAATTTTGTTTCAGAAAACAAAGCTTTATATTGATGCTGTGAATGGCACAATTGGCACGACACAAGTTTTATGCACGCTGTATGAGTTCAGTTTGGATGTTACAACTGGATTTACTGCTACATTTGCAGCTAACGGTGCACTTGGCTTCTGCAAGATAAATGCTGGTGTTCCTGATATCAAGCTGCATCTTGTCTTTGAACACAATTCCACATCTATCTCCGAAAAGGCTAATTGGCGCAGTGGCACTCCACGCTTGATCCGTTTGAAAGGTGAAGGCTCTGCATTCACAACTGGCGGAACAAAGTATCAAAATAAGACCTGTATCATAGATGTTGCTGGGCTATGGGAAAAGATTGACAAACTCGGTGAAAACAATGGCAATGATGTACTCGAAGGTGATTTCCGTGTTGCCTATGACCCGACTGCAGCTAAGTATGCGGAAATAGAAGTTGCTAATGGATTGGTGAGCTTACCATGATAAAGATTGAATTACCTACAAAAGATAGTCCGGGCTTTCTGCGCAGAGCAAAGCGTAGCATTGAGCTAATGCAGAAGGCAAGCGATCCTCAGAATAATCCCACCATAATTGATGAACTTATCGAGTTCATCTTGGATTATGTCGTTGAGCCTGCTGATAGGAATGAGGCACGCGAGCAGCTGCTGGATGCTACTGAGGAACAATTCAATGAAATCGTAGCCCAAATAGGTGGGCTGACCCGAAACCCTACATCTCCGAATCCGAGCTGATCAATTACCGTTCTTGGAAGCGAGGATTCGGAGATACCCCACCTTACTGGGCTGTGATACTTGATCTATCTGAAACTTATGGCATCGCCCCGTGGGAGTTTGAAGAGCAATGCACACCAGAGTGGTTTCACAGGATGATCATAAGGCGAGAAGAGATAATAAGGCAAACGGAAAAGGCTAATGGCTGAGAAAAATATTCTCGAAGTCATCATAACCGCTAAAGACGAAGCCAGTGGTAAGCTTGGCAATTTGTTCGATAAGCTTGGCGGCGTTGCCAAAGTTGGTGGTATTGTTGGCGGTGCATTAGCTACTGCTGGTGGTGCTGTTGTCAAGATGGCTGGTGATTTGGCAATGTCGGCTGCTCCTGCCGAGCAAGTTAGCAATACCTTTTCTAATTTAGCAACCTCAATTGGCGAGCAGGCTGCTCCAATGCTTGAGAAGCTTAGGGAAGCTACTCGTGGCATGGTAGCTGATACTGACCTGATGCAAGCCTCCAATAAGTTTATGAGTATGGGGCTTGCTAATAGTGCAGAGGAAGCTGCAAAGCTTGCCGAGATGGCAACTCAGCTTGGCTCTGCTATGGGTCAGGATGCTACGACCTCTATGAGCGATTTCGCTCTGATGCTTGCTAACCAAGCCCTGCCACGCCTTGATAACTTTGGTATCTCAAGTGGCAAGGTTCGTGAACGCATTGAAGAGCTCATGGCTGCTGATGAAAACCTCACTCGTGAGCAAGCCTTTATGACTGCCGTGATGGAGCAAGGTGAAACGGCTATGTCCAGAGTTGGTGAGCAGTCAGGCACGACTGCCTCAACGATGGCTACCATGCAAGCACAGCTCGAAAACCTCAAAACTACTCTTGGAACAGCGCTGTTACCTGTGTTAGCCTCACTTGCCAGTGCAGTAACTCCGCTTATCGAGCAAATGGGACCGAGCCTAATTCAGGTCGCCACAAGCGTTGGTACAATCATAGCTAACGATGTTATTCCTGCACTGATACCAATTGTTGAACAACTTATCCCGCCGCTATTGGCTATGCTGCCGTCATTAGTAAGCCTATTTAATGTTTTTGCCAGTAGCCTCATGTCAGCCCTTGCACCAATCCTCAATACTGTTGTTGGGATTTTGGTACAGTTAATTGATCAATTGACACCATTACTCGAAGTGCTCATGCCGCCACTAATTAATCTGCTTGGCTCTGTACTCGGCTTGATAAATGCGCTTCTGCCAATTTTCGTTTTGATTTTATCCGATGCTATTATTCCGCTCGTTGAATTACTGCTTCCGCCATTAATCAAACTACTTGAAAAAGTAGTTACCGTTGCGACTGATTTGGCTAATTGGTTGAGCAATCATCTCAAGCCTGCCTTCGATAGTATAAGCAACGCCATAAGTGGAGTTGTGAATTGGGTCAACTCTTTGATATCAAAACTTACGTCAATCAAGTTACCCAAATGGCTTACACCGGGCAGCCCAACGCCTTTTGAGCTTGGCTTGCGTGGAATTGCGAGTGCGCTCAAAGAAGTTAATGCCGATATTGGTGGGTTGACTGTGAATGCCCCTAATCAGCCTGCATACCAATCCACAACGCTTGTGGTAAATGTAAGCTCTATGATGAGCTTAGCTGATATGGCGGATGCCGAGATGAAATTGAAACCAATTATCCGCAATGCAATGAGAGGCGTGGCATGACAATCAATTGGCGCATTTGGGTAAAATGGGACGGCACTAACTGGACTGACGAGGCTTCACGTTGTAAAAATCTTGTAATTAGCCGCGGTAGGGATAACCTGATAGATGGACAAGCTTTTGGGAAGATAAAGGTTGGCGAAGCTACAATCATATTGGATAATGCTGATGGTCGATATGATCCCTATAATACCAGTTCTCCTTTATACGGATTGGTCTATCCGGGCAAGGAATTTGCTGTTGACGATTCAAACACGAGGCAGTTCACAGGAACGATAGATAGTATTAAGGTTTTCGGGATCAATAAAACTATTGAGATACACGCCGTAGATACTTGGAAAAGATTAAGTGAAACAAAAGTTGTTGTAAAGTATGATAATTATCGGCATGTAAATGATGCAATTGTGGATATTTATAATAAAGCTATCGGTGACGGAAAAATTGTAGGTGATTTTTCAATTGATGCCATAAAGAATTGGTATGCAGTTGATAAGAATGCCAAAGAGGTGATAGAAGAATTAGCTGCCACATTTATGGATGAAGTTTTTGTTGATAAGAACGGATATTTTGTTTATCTCCAGCATAATAATGTTAGAAATGTCACAAAGACTGTCAACCAGTCCAGTTTGCTCAAGGATATGGCGATCAAAATGCCTTGGGAGTGTCAGAGGAATAAGGTAACTTATATAACCAAAGGTACTTATATAATTGATAAAGTTATACTTGTCTACGAACTCGAATCCCCTATTTTTCTTAAATCTGGAGATAGTATTGAATTGGAATTTGAATATAAGAACATCAAAAGCGATAGTTATCTGACGGGTGTGGTTTATTATTCTACTCTGAATACAGCCTTGGATGGTTCCGGTGATACGCCTACGATCAATAACCTTGATTGGTGGACGACTGGAAAAAGTCTTATCTGGTCTGGAACGCCTGATAGAGATTGTTATATTATCAGTTTTTATATTTATGGAAAAGAGGTAAGGAAGGGTAGCCAATGGACTCTTAGTTACCAGAGTTCGAGTTATGCTACCTACCCAAATCCTATAACGTTCGAGTCCGAATATATTGAAGATATCAATTTAATGCGGACTTATGCTTTGTTCTTGCGTAATTGGTTTGGCAATATCAAGTATCTGCCAACGATTATTGTTGAGGGGAGACCTGACTGGCAATTCAGCTTAGATTTATATGACCGTATAACATTAAATATACCCAAGTTTTCATTAAGTTCAGATTATTTTATCGGAGGCATAGATTATGAGTGGTTAACTGATAATGGGCAACTGGTTAGAACAACTTATAAACTTGAGCCAGTTAAGGTGACTGTTTCTGACTATTGGAAACTCGAAACGGGCGCTTTAGATTCTACGGCTAAATTAGGAGTATAGAATGACAAGAAATGCAATACCAACATATACTACTGGGCAGGTAGTGAGTGCTGCCCATGCCAACACATATTGGCGTGATAATGAGGCTGAGCATTGGGCTCAGATTCAGGCGCTCCAAAGTAATTGGAAATCTTGGACGCCAACTTTTACTGGCTGGAGTAGCCAAACAACGACTGCGGTTTTTGCACAAACGGGGCATCTGGTTTTCTTCATTATTTACCAGTCAGCTGGTACCAGTAATGCCACGAATGCCAAAATATCCTTGCCTGTAGCGCCTGTTGGCGGCGAGGGTAAAGGCGGAGTGTGTAGCTATGTAATAGATAATGGTAGTGTTCTCACGGGAGCTTGCCGCTGGTGGATCTCTGGTACAGCAAGTGAGATTGAATTTTTTACTGATATGGCATCCAGAGCTTGGACAGCATCGGGAACTAAGCGTATTGCAGTACAGGGTTTTTACAGGGTATAATAGAATAAATGCGGAGGTGAAATATGAACTTTGACGCAATTGTTGCAGGACTACCACTTGTATTAGTGGTTATCGGACTGGTCGAATGGTTCAAGCAATTAGGGGTGCAAGGCAATACCTTGCGCTATGTAAGCATGGCTATTGGACTGGTCATTGGCATTGCCTACCAAATCAGCTTGGGCTTACCAGCTGACTTTGCGGGCTGGTTCGCAGCTTGTATCTACGGCTTAGGGCTTGGGCTCGTAGCCTCAGGTATTTACGATGCAGCTTCTGATGTTATTAAGAAAGCGATGAAATGATGGGCAGCTCCACGACGCACAGCGTTACCAATACGGCTTTACAGACGCAGCTTGCTGGCATTGCCGTGCGTCTGGAGCGCATGGAAAACGACATTAGGGAAATCAAGGACAAATTAATGAGCAACGACACAAGGGTTGGGGCAATTGAGCAGGCACAAGCAGGAGTGCATCCTATTCTGGATGCACGGCTGGATGCGTTGGAGAAGCGCACCAATAAACACGATGACCAAATTTCAGAACTCACCAAGAATGTTGAAAGCCTGAGGCAAACTGTGAAAACAGTTACTTGGGTATGTGGCATTGCAGGCGGAGCTGTATTGACTTGGCTAATAGCGCAGATATTGGCGCTGATTTGAGGTGTGAATGAATGATAACTATGCTTTTGGAATAGATATAAGCCAATTCCAATGTTATACTGACGGCTCAAAGAAAATCAATTTTGATTGTCTCAAAAGCCATCAACCTAAGATCACCTTTGTTGCTGCCCGTGCCACACTCAGTTGGGCTGGGAAAGACACTAAGGTTTGACTGGTACTGGCAGGAAATGAGCCGTATCGGGGTATGCAAGTTAGCTTACCATGTGGCTTATCCGAGCCAAGATTATAAACGCCAAGCTGACCACTTCTTGGATGTAGTAAAGCCACAAGAGCACGACCGATTAGTGATAGACTTGGAGCTTCAGCAAGGTGTCGCTAAAACACCAATGACCGATTTTACTAATTCTTTTATCAATTATCTACATCAGCAAACTGGACATAAGCCGATACTTTACAGCCGTAAGCAATGGCTGGAGGCTTATCTGTATCCTGAACAACTTGTTCCTGTGGATTTATGGCTTGCGCAATATCTCAACCCGCAAGGGGACTTATGCGCAAGAGTATCCGTGCCCGCCACAACTGCCCAGAGGTTTTAGCACTTGGCTGATACATCAAACGGGTGACCACTTACCACCTTTCTGCAATGCAGCGTCAACTTATCTCGATTATGATCGCTGGAATGGTGATGAAGCAGCGGTGCGCGCTTATTTCGGCTATGGAGAGCAGCCCATAGAACCTACGCTGGAACAGAAAGTAAATAAACTCTGGCAAGCACACCCAGAGCTACATTGATAGGAGGCAACAATGCCAGTTTATTCAATTGACCCGTATCCGCTCAGAGCAGGGCGCATTTATAACCCCGATACTTTGTAAGCATTTGGGATACCACCAAAACAAGTACGGATTCCAGCAATGATAATCAAATTAAGCTGCCGTTAGCTTCTGGCGGAATCTATAACTTTTATATAGATTGGGGAGATGGCAGAGCCAACATCATTACTGCTTATAATCAAGCCGAAGTAACCCACACCTACAATTATGCGGGTGTTTATACCATTATGATTACTGGCACATTAACAGGC